AACCGCTACCGATAGGATGTCTTTTATCCAGTCTACTTTTTCGGCTTTACCGGACTTTTTTTTTGTTCAGGCTCTGATGATTGAACATTACCGTATAATGCAGTAAGCAAATTACGTGTAAATATTACTACATTCTCAGAGTTACCACCACCCCAAGAATCTAACCAATCATAAACATCCTCAGGATCGTATGGAAAGTTCATCGCTGAACCTTTTGGCGTTTTCAATCGCTCTGCATTCATTGCAGAAAAGTAGATAAAATGCCTAATTGTTGGGATAAACTTTTCAGATATTGAGTTTTCAATATCCGTTACGCTTATGCCCATTACTTCAAGCGTTTTCTCTACTGCGAAAGTTCCGCAAAAGAAATCCATATCCTGCCCGTTTACAGGCAACTTAAAAACCTCAGCCATATTAGGTAGTTCTGGTTATATCCCCTGTTCCTTTGATTGATCCTGTAAAAGTGATGTTGTCACCTGATGCAGCAGTCATCTCCAAAGATTCAATGTAGCCTTCACCAAACTCATTTAAGAAAGCCGGAGATCCAATTGCCTCTTTCCAATAGATCAAGGTTTTGTTACGCATCAATGAGGAAAGATAGTCCCATGAAGCCAAAGCAGTATCACCACCTACTGAGGTAGTGTCAGTCAGCAATCCATCCAATGACTTAGTATAACTGTATGCGTTAGGAGTGCTGATGATAACTCCAGGATCACATTTAGTTTGCACCTCATTGAAAGTAACCGTTTCCGATGTTCCGTTTGAAGTCAAGCACGCGATAGGAACGTAAGACGCGCCTCTTAAAATGGATAAAACGCTGTTATCCCCGTTTACAAATGTTGACATAGTTTTAAGTTTTTAAGTTGTTGAATCTATTTGTTTAATTTTATGTGTAAATCCTAATATTTTACGGAAAACCGTATTACCTGTATTCTCTTCAATTATACCCTGATTTGTCAGCATTTGACAAGTCACGATTTGAAAGTTTGTCATACTTGGGTAATCAGTTGTATTACCTGTTCTGATCAATTGTAAGACCTCATTAGCAATTTGCTCTGATAGTTTCTTGCCACCTTTATTCTTTGGGTATTTCGTGACTATGTCAATCGTAATCGAACAGTCATTATAAAACCCGCACTTTATTAAAATGTCCTGAGCGGTCTGATTAGTTACCAAGCAATATGCCTGAGCATAGCCAATCTCAGCCACCGTAGCACCCATAAACTCATCATATACAGGAATGGTTACGCCTGTTATTTGGAGCGTGCTTAGCTTATCTATATAAGCCTCCCTAAGTTCTAATGATGGGTCAAACATTCTTTTTTAATATTTTTTCTAATTCCTTTATAAAAACAGGACTTTCACGTAGGAAAGCTGGTATTAAGTATGGTTGTTTCATCATTGTACCCTTACCGTTTACATAGAACTGACGTGCATATTCCTGTATCTCTTTTGATAATGTCGGTACATATTCAGCTGCACTTGTTCCTGTTCCAAACTCAACATATACCGGAATATTTGTCGAACTCTGTACCCCAATTTCAGAAGCAAATCCGTTATTCTGTGGCGTGCTATCAATCCTACCTTTTAATCCTGCTGGTGCTGCATTTATTGCATCCATTTGAATCTGTGTTGCAGAATCCAAGACTTGCAATTTCACTTCATCCTGAACCGTTTTACTCAAAGAACTTAACTTCTTTTGAAGCCCTGATAAACCGCTTATAATAACCCGTGCCATTACGTTGTAGTTATTGCCTCCGCTTTCTCAATAGTCATTACATACTCTCTCTTATGCCTTTGCCCAACTAAATCCACTTCACTAATTACATACCTAAAGCCAGACCATTCAATGAACATAGTATTTAAAGGCTCAAATGCTGAACGATATTTAATCCTGCATTCAAATATGTTTGTTAATACTCTTTGCCTTTGCTCTGATTCGCTAAATGAGCGGATCTCTTTTATCATGGCATAGGTCGAAAGCAAAACTAACCTTGTAACAGGGAAACCTCCTGAACTATCAACCGTATCATCAAACGATACAAAACTTATAACCTGATCATAGTTGCCTGTATTCATTACATTATCGGAGTTACCCTGTATGCTTGTTCAATATCAGTACTTGTTGTAATTGCTCTATTTACGTTCTCATCCGTTGCATCTGCCCTGTATTTGAAAGCCGTTTCAACTCTCATACAAATGGCTGACTTTAAATCTTCTGGGCAAGTACTTAAATCGCTTGAACTATCATAAAAACCAGTATAATAAGTAATAGTCCATTGATTATAAATCCGCAATGCAGTACCTAAAATGTCATAATACGGATCGTAATTTAACGGTAAACAAGTAATACCAACAGTTATAATTGGTCTGTCCAATCCGAAAATCTCATAGTTATCTGTACTGATAGCTAAACCATCTTTATCAACTATTGTCAGCAATTCGCCAAATGGTCCATAAGGAATCTGAACCTTTGACTGATTGCTTACTAATTCGATCTCTTTTTTGCCATAACTCAAACCCGTGTATAATTCGGATGAAATACGTGCCTGTTTGATTAAGCGTGTTATAAGCGCATCAAAGTCTGTAAAGTCAATCTCCATGAAGTCTTTGGCTTCCTGTATAGTGACTGGTTCAGCAATTAAATCAGTTAATACTCTTGTCTGTATCATTTAGTTTGGTATGGCTTTTTTAATTCCTTAGTAATTCGTGAGGTCTTTAATTCTTTAACTTCAATCGCTACACCTTTTAAAATCAGGTAATTGCCAAACTGTTCAGACTGCTCTTTTACTTCGCCTGTTTTGCCTGAATTATGATTTTTTGTGTATCGCACTTTCATTTTATTGTTATTAAAAAAGCCCTGCACCGAGAGCAGTACAGGGCTTCTAACCTAAACACCGAATTATGAAAAATTAAGTAGTTGCTGCGAGAGCTTCCTTCGCTGCTGCAAAAGTTCCCTTTACCAAACATTGTGTATCATTTGCGGATACGAACTGAACAAGCTCCTGCTCAACAAGAATAGTTTTCTTATTGTTTGTGAAGTCGTTACCGTCCAATCCGATTTGAACCGAAGCATTGTCAGTAAATCCAACATGAACAACTGATAAGTCACCACCCACAAACGATCCTGCAGCTACGGCAGGAGTAGAAACAATCTTCTGTCCTGATACAACCATGTCGCCTGATCCAAGAATGTCCATGTAATCTTTATACAAAGGCTCCCCGGTTGTTGATTTGATACCTTTCAGCATCTGCATGGTAGTCGGATTGATAAACACATGAGATGAAACACCATACGCTAATTCAACCTGAGTGGCAATCGCATTTAAAACGTCAAACTCATTTGCGAAATCAATTGAAGCGCCATTCGCAGAGAATGCGGTTGCGTATCCATCAAGCCCAGCCAGGTTGTTACCTGTATCATTGCCCGAGAATAATTGATCCTCTGTTTTAAGATCCATTCTTTTAACCAGATTTCCCTGAATGTAAGAAATCAATTGCGGCAAATATCGGAGCATTTCAGTAGTCACCTTTCCGTAAATACCGATTTTCTTAGCTTTCTTTTCCCTTTCTTCGTAGCGGACAGATAATTGAGTTTTGGCATCACCCTCTCCGATAAAGATTGGAATGCCCTGCTCGTCCAATTCCTCAATCCACATTGCATAAGGTCTTTCGACAGCTACACGACCAACGTTTGTATTCTGCAGATAAGTCAAGATACGAGAACGAATCTTTGATATGATACCTGTATTTGTAGTCAATGTGTAATGAGATGCCGACCCAACTGCTTCAATAGTATTATAGTCGCCCATTGTAACGGCGGCTTTAACATTAAGAATTAGCGGTCCGTTCTGCTTACCTCCTGAATCAAGAATGCCTTTAATCTCATCAAATTTCTCATTGTAAGCGTCTTTTAACGCTTCAGCAAAAGGCTTTGGTTTATCTAAACCTGAACTCTGCTTGTTAATTTTAGTAGACAAAGCATCGTGCTGGTCTTGCAATTCTTTTAAAGCTTCAGCAAGAGTGACCTCCTTATCGCCTTGTTTTACTTTTATTTCTGCCTGTTCGCCTTTGATGGCTTCTTTAATAGCTGCTTTGCCTTCGGCAGTTGAAGGGTCAAAGTCTTTTACATCGGCTGACTTAAAAAGTTTTTTAGCCTCTGCGATTGTGTCATTATACAGATCAATTAAAGCCTGCTTTGCCGCTTTAACTTCTGCCGAATCGGTTTCTTCGATTTTTATTTTCATGATTAAATTTTACCAAATGAATTAAAGGATAAGTTAATTTTCGGCTCATCAGTCTGGGTGCTTTTAGGCGGCGCAGCGGTGAGTGATTTTAATATTTTTTCAACCTCAATCAAACGTGAATCTGAATAAGGTAAATTATACATCATTGTTAAATGCTCGATAATCTGTTTGGTATTGGTTTTCGCACCTAATACAATAGCATTAGGATTTGCTCCCCAACTTGTCAAGAATGAATATTCCCTTAGATTGTATTCAGTGATTATCTTTGGGTTTGATTTGTCACGCCTTACAACCTGATAACCGATTGATAAATCAGCTTCCTGACCGTTTGAATTAATCAGCTTAATATCATTGAACATATCCCGACCTAAATCAGTATCCATGTTAAACTGAGTTCCGGTAAATAAACCATCTGGATGTTCTGGCCTTAATTCTTTCGGAACACCAATCAGTAAGCGTGTATCATGATTCTTGTAAACTCTTAATTTCTTACGCCCTTCAGAAACGGTTTTCATAAACGACCCCGGATGAGAAATATCCCCATCGCTATCCTCATTGTTGTAGGCATTAGCGATAGCTTCAACATAGCCTTTCTTATCGTCAAGCTCTTTAATCTCTGAGGTATGGTCTTTTGTAAGATTCATTTGACGTAAAAATAAATATTAAAGAAATATCAAAAATTTGTTTTAGTATACGTGCGCGTTTATTATATTTGTAATATGACTGAAAAAGAGATAGCTGAATATATTTTTAGTTTGCCAAAATGGTATGCAGGAATACCATCAAGAATAATTAAAGGTGAATTTATGAACGCACAAACTGCGAACAGAATAAAAAAAAGGTTTAATAATGGTACTCTATCAGATAAAATGATAGAATTAATATTCAATCATTACGGATATTTTATATCTGATAAGTCATGGGTAAAGAAATAAATACTACTTATATCTATATTTTAATAGATCCAATAACCAATTCTGTTAGATATGTTGGCAAAAGTGTTAATCCTTTAACAAGATATAGTCAACATTGTAATGCTTACGACAATAGCGAAAAATATAAATGGATATTAGATTTAAAGAATAATGGGTATAAACCAGAAATGAAAATCATTGATAAAGTACCCAATGAAATTGCTCATGAAAGAGAATCTTTTTATATAACAGAATATTTAAAAAATGGACATGACTTATTTAATATTAGTTCAGTAAGCGAATGGGCAACTGTATCATTCAAAGTGCCTTTGCCAATGTTAGAAAAATTAAAATTGGCAAGAATAAAAAGTGAATTAGATATTAATGAATTTTATATAAATATTATAAATGACTTTTTCAATCAAAGCAAATGCTCCTTATAATTAAATGGATCTTCTTTCCCCCACCGATACAAATGAAACAAATAAACCCCTCTTGCAACTCCAATCTTCATACCTAATTTACGGGCTTGTTCACAAAATCGCTTATCAAAGAATATTGTATTTTCATCGAACTTGATTCGTTCCCAAACAGACTTATGGAATATCATACACATACCTGCAACTCCTGGTACTTCGGTAACTAAAGTTTTATGCTCATCCCATTCTTGATTAGCTATTTCGATATGATTTGAAATATTAGGATCGTTTGAAAACTTGCCTTTTGATAATTGATATGGAGCGCGTAAACGGTTCGTCATGCAACCGATAATCGGGTAATCTGGATTAGCTTTTATGACTTCATAGATTTGATTTCCAAAGTCTGAGCGTAATGGCAAAGTGTCTTGATCTCTTAGGCATATATAACAATCGTTTGGCAGTTCTGAGATACATTGATTGTACTCATGTCCGATATTCTTTGATTGACTAAATGGCTGAATGAATCTTATTTGTATGGCTTCCATTCTTGACTATGCCTATTTTTCATGAATAAATTACGATTAGCCTGTATTCCTAAGCCGCGTTCTAATTGTGATAGTGAACTCTTTATTTCTCGATGTTGATCCATTGAATGAATTAACTTATCGGATCCGGCAACATCGAGATATTTAGCTGAAGTTAACCCGCAATTATAAACCCGCTGTGAGTAGTTTACATGCTCATACGAATAGCCTTCAAAGTCGGTATCAAAGCCACCTACAATATTTAAGCATTTACGGTTTATGTAAAGCATACAACCGCAAGGTAATTCATATTCAGTAAGTCCGTTTGATTGTTTTAATATCTTACGGCCAAATGTAAAACTTAAATGTGGCTCACCGGAATTAGTGTAAGGCAGAAACCAGTTATCAAATTCGGGGTAAGTATCATCATCGAACAGAAATATATGTTCGCAGTCATCCAATAAAGCCAAGCACATATTTTTTGCCTTAGCAATACCTTTCTGATTTACGGTTACAATCTTTGCATCAGGAGTAAACTTGCGGATCATTTCGAGTGCCGGAGTTTGTCGGTTGCCGTATATTGTCAAGCCGATGCCGATCATTTCGCAAATATTAAATTCTCTCTGTTTTCAGAAATTGGTCTTAGCCCAAATTGCCATACATAATCACAATAGACACGTTTCAAATCAATTATTCCATTCCATTCAATACATAAGCATCTGCAGCCAACTTCATCCAAATTTATCTGCTGCAATATTGACCAATCTTTACCCTCAGCATCAATCGTAATAAATTCAAACTGCTTATGCCATTTTAGAATCCAACTAAACGGAACGGACTGCACTTTTTTCTCTGTAAACTCAACACCTCGATTTCTCCATCTTATAGTTTCATCATGATCTAAAGTGCTAACCAGTCCGGTATCTGTTCCATTCTTAATGTGAGCTCCAGATTCATATAAAGTCAATTTCTCATCTTTCTCAGCTATGGCAAGCTGGTAACATTGTACTTTATTATTGTCTTTATAAAGGTTTTCAAGTTGCCCAAACACAGTCCCTGGCTCAATCAATACGCCCGACCAGCCCGCCTGTATAAGGTCATAACTATTTGAGAATGTACTTCCATCATTAGCTCCAATATCGAGAACAGTACCTTTAAATCCTTTGAAATAATCTGATACTATTTGCGCTTCGTTATTTTGGGACTTCATAATACGCTATTCCTAAATGCTCAATAATATGATCCTGTGGTATAAATTCATGGACCGCCTTTCTACATCCTGCGAGTTGGTAATCGTCAATAATAACCAATCCGCCTTTTGACACTTTGCTTAGTAAATGCTCCAAACATACCTTTGTACTTGAATACAAATCTCCATCAAGCCTTAATAAAGCAATCTTGCCAAGTTTATAATCAGGAACAGTATTCTCAAACCAACCCTGAACCAAAACCAAATTGTCTGTACTTAATCCCCATCGTTTAAAGTTCTGCAGTACCGAATCCTGTGAATGAGAGCTAATACCAGATGATTCAAGCAAACCTTCTTTGCTTAAATCCTTTTTACCAATACCAGGCTGTTCTGCATCGTTTATGCCTGCAAATGGGATGCCTTCAAAGCTATCAAACCCATATATTTTTCTTTGCAGTTTTAAATCTTCCATTGCGTTTTGCATTGCACCGATTTGGCTTCCAGATGCTACGCCACATTCAATGAATGCTCCTGGTACTTTATTGGCTAATAATTTCTTTGTGCAATCGTAAGTAAATTGCAATACAGCGTGAGTGCTGTAATTTGGGTTAACTCTTAACATTACATTCCATGGCTAAGTAAACAAACGCTATCTGATTTTTTCATGATTTTTCTATGTTCATGATACATAAAAAAAGTTTCATCCCCGTTTAGAACATCCAGCCCCATTTGATGAATGATAATTGAGGCAACACTTTGATCATGCCTGTGGCCATGACATCTCATATCAAGGCTAACTTCCTGATTTGTGTTTGTCCACGCACCGGAATACACTTGTATGGCATTATTGTATCGATTTAAGAATTCAATAGATTCATTTCTATTCATGTTAAACCCCATGCAGCAGGCCATAATCATTGGAATATTAAAGGCTTCATCTCTGTTTATTTCAAAAAAGTCAAGACAAGCATCAGATGTATAATCCCCAACTGAAAACCCGATATTATTAAAAAATAAATAACCGTTTTCATTTATGTGCTTAAAAACTGGATCAATATCCTTGATCGCATAAATAGGACTATCGCACCATAATATTAAATCATATTCATTTTCAATTGCTTTATTTATTGAATATGGCTTAAAAGCATAAGGGACTTCTTTATGTTGAGGCGAACCGATATGGGCATAATCGGAATATCCGTTAAAATCCCCATCAAATCCAGTATCAATCAACGATTGTCTTAATCTATTCATTGACTTGATGTAATTGCCGACTCCGTCAGCGAATGATATTACCGTTTTCTTCATTTTTTTGTTAAATAGTCGTAATGATATAAATTACCTTTAATGATTGTTTCAGATTTTAGTAATGGCAATAACCGCCTACTATATTCGGCATCTTCCCCAAATGCAATCTCTGGGAATCCTGCCTGTAATGCCAATTCTCGCTTAACGGGGCTAATGTGATTTGTGGTGCGATAATAAACCCCACCTGATTGATACCACTTACCGTATTCTTTACTAATATGCCATTGCATTGGCGCGCCTCCGTTAGTTGTGACAATGCCAGAGATCCCAATGCAATCATTCCCGATTGAGCATGCCTGCATAATGCACCATAAATAATTATCTGAAATATGGTCGTCATCATCTATGAATACAATATACTCCCCATTAGCTTTCTGAAGTAGTTTATTCCGCTTAATGCCAATATTATAACTTATAACCGGATCTATAATTATTTCAACTTCGTTTTGAAATGGAATCAATTGTTTGTTTAAACTAAACATTAGCTCATCAAGCTTTTCTAAGCGTGAAGGCATTGTGGCGATTAGTATTGATAGCGTTATCTCCATTTTATTTCTGAATATTGAATAACCGGATTTTCTATATCGAAGTTGAATTTTAACCGCTCATTGAAAACTCTTTCACCTTGCCCCCATGTAGCATTATTTCTTGCAGTAATTGCATCGCGCTCAAATTTACCGGTTGTATAATGATTGTGAGGAAACAAGATAGGCAAAGTAATTGCACGGCCTAACATATGAGCTACTGCTGTCATTTCCTGATCACAAAACATATGCCGGTAATCAGGATGATATATATAATCAAATCGCTCGTAATAAACTCTATCCATAATCGGTAGTGTCATTAAAGTAGGCTGCAATCCGTCCTGAGTTTTTACGCAATAGTCTGACTTTCCTTTCAATGCTTCAAGTAATAAAGTATCCCAATGTTCGGGACAACTGAAATCATCTGAAACGACTATAAATAAATCTCCGGTTGCAATCTCAGATCCTCGATTGATTGCATCTATTGCTGAACGGTTATGATTAAAGATGCAGTTACCATCGTATTTGGTAGCTTGAATATCGTCAAAATCTAAACTGAAAATATACTCAATATCGCTATCTGCTTTGTCAAGCCACTCAGTACGGACTTTATTAGCTATTTCAGATCGAGATCTGGATGGATGGATTATGCTAATTTTCATTTCTTATCAGATAACTTTAACCCATCCTCAATCAGCATCGCTGCCATTGGTGATTTCTTGCGTTTCTCTTTCTTTGCCAAAGCTATGACCTTATCATAGACTTCATCGGGCATTATTACGGTTATCCGTTTCATTTTTAATCTCCGATTTACGTATTAAATACTTTGATGGTATATCAAAACATAGTTCTGGCATGGCGCAAAACTCACACTTCCCATAACTTTTAGACATTGACCCCCAATTATCAAAGTCTTTTTCTAAACATTTTTTACATATAAACATACAGCTAAGTTAGACAATGTGAGATTAATATCCAAATAAATTACAACCCAAAATTTCTTCTCGCAAACCTCTCACTCATATAGATAGCTGTACAATTACAATTTATCGTTTGATTGCCTGGAGCCGAAGCATCCCCGGGCATCATCATATTGTTTACTCCGCCTTTTGGATTACGAACCTCCCAAGCAGAATCCTTTGGTATTGGCTTATCATTTGCTAATTCCAAATGAAACTTCCGAAATTCAGGAGTAGGTATATGAACCCATTTCTTATACATTTGAACGCCTCCGTTAAACAAACTCCAATCGTCTGAAGATTTGCGCTTACCTACATTAGTCGCTCTGGTCGTTTCTGTTCTGGCAATCGTTCTGGCGCGTGTACGGCCTATCTCACCTAAAGTATATTTATAGATTCGTTTAATCGTTTGGCTTCGTGTTTCCCCTAATTCCAAACTATCCTGCAAAGCGCGATTAATCGCATCCTGTGTATTATCGGAAACCTTTTGAATCATTTGCCCTAAGTTCTGAATTACGTACCCGCGCATCCATTCAGACCATGTATTTAGTAGCAGATCAATCAAAGCATCCTTTTGTCCTTCTTGTTTCTTAATTCTTTGGTACTCTTTCTTTGCTGAATCAATGCCCGTATATTGATAGACCTTGTTATAGGCATCAAACATAGGCTTGGCATTTACTGTTAAGTTTGGATTATCAAGAATGGGGGTAACCTGTTCTCTTAACGCTTTATAGAATATCCGTTCGGCATAACGTCTGTAACGCTTATCATCTCGCTTCTGTTGTATGATTATTTGATTGAGATTCATTGATGCGCTGGATATATAATTTGCGTTTCTCGTCTATTGCCATACGTTTTAAGCGGCAACATTTTGCAGGGTATGGATATCGCATCTCTGCTTCAGTCGTAATCTCCGAAAGCGTCTTTAAGTGCTGCATCATCCTGTGGCATTATTACGTCTTGCAGGGTTAATTTGCCCTGATCTACTAAAATAGCTTTACCCTCATCTCCAACAAGTTCATCATAGTTGAATAATGCCCTACGTTCGTTCTCTGATAGCGATGGAGTACCGTAAACTTCTTTCATCAGTTTTAGATCCGGTTGCAGTTCAGAGTAAACCGTAGTATCAAAATCAATGATATATTTTACCCTATCCGATCTATTGTAAGCCGGACATAACCAATTCATTAGCTTTTGCTCAAAGTTATTCAGGTAAGGTATTACAATATCCACTACCAATGATTTTCGCGCGATCTCCTGATTTGAATACGTTCCCGTTCCGCGGCCTAATAAAATCGGATCGATTCCCCATAATCCACAAAGAGTTGTAACGTCATCATTCATTGACTCAATGATCTGCAAAGCCTGCGGGCTTAACCCCAATTGAGTAGCTTGCAGCGGCATAGCCGAAACTACTACTTTGCCTTTATTCGCAGCACCGTTGACCTTTGATTTAATCGCTTCTTCTGTTTGCGTTACCTGACCGGGATTTAACCAGTATTTAGAATCCGGATGATTTGGACTGACAATCGTTTCCGCTCCCCTATTTTCGAGTAGTTTAACGGATGAGTAAACGCCTATATCGTTTTTCTTTAAATAGCGTAATCCTGCCATAAGTGGGGATTGACCCCTAAGCTGATTTCCTGCCAGATCCCAATACGGATTCCACATCTTCATGTGGCATACATCTTTAGCATCAATCATTAATGTTTGATTGCCTAATAATAGTTTATATCCTTTTACAGGCTCATTTACGTCACCTGTAACCATTGTAACCAAATGGGATGGCATAGCATAGAGCTCAGTATATTTACCGTAGTTCTTAGAATCTTCTCCTGGCCCAACTCCGTAAATGAAAACCTCACCGCAAGTATCGTAAAAACCTGCGCAATCCTCAGCGAACTCAGTCCATGTTTGATTAGGATTAGGATTTGCAAGCAAACGACCTAAATCAGAGTTTTCAGCAAAGTCCAACGCTTTAGTCCGCATCGATATACTTTGAGCATGTTTCTGAGGATCTCCTGAGTATTTAAATTCTTTATACTTATATTTTGCAGTTCGGTTCTTTTCTGTGTAAACTAAAGGCGGAGCTATTTTCTTTTTATCGCCTAACTTTCGAATAATCGAATATACCGTTGCATTTGAACGGTAACCCTGATTGACATATATTTGTGATTGTTGGTTATTATACCAAACGATATCTGAATTGTTGAGATATTGGAAAACCATATCATTTAAACGGTTCTCTGATTGCGGTTCAGCCTTGCTAAGAATAAGCTGTTTTAGTCCTTCAAACATGGGCGTACTTTTCGTTAATGAAGATTATACCGACTGAGATTGAAACGTAAACCAAACGCCCTATAATACCCCAATCTGTGAAGGAAACCGACCACATGATAAAGGATTGAAGCAAATAAACCGTCAATAATACGATAATTGCTTCAAATATAGTTTTCTTCATGCTAACAAATATATAAATAAATTAAATAAAATATAAAATTAAAAAAGCCCTCACTAATGAAGGCTAATTTATCGCATAGGAAATGCGACTAACCTATTGCGATGCTTTTAATATCCTATCGTACATAATTATACTTCCAGCTACGGCAACATTCATGCAATAATCACCCGGCAATTGAACCAATTTATGACATTTGTTTAATGCTTCATTTGTCAATCCATGATCTTCAGCGCCTAAAAGATAAATAACTCTTTCAGGATGAATAAATTCACTAGAAGAAATACTTCTTTCATCCAACTCAATACCTACTAATTGAGTATCATAAGGCAATGATTTATAAAAGTCATCAAATGTTTCATAATTGTAAAGCGGAATATGTTTCCAGCTTTTCATTGTGTCGGAGGCTTGTTTTTTATAACGCTTACCGATAGTGAAAATAAATGAGGCTCCCATAATGCTGGCAGAACGCCAAAGAGTGCCAATGTTTAATTCTGTTTTTGTTCTTTCAATTCCGATTCCAAAGAATCCGCGCGGGTACTTTTCCATTTTGTCGCATTTTTATTTGGCACAATTGCCTTTACAAATATAATTATTTTATTGAAAATACAAATGATTCCGTTAAATTGAGTTCAAAGGCAGCCCAAACCAAAGCATCTATCCTGTTAGGGGACTTTTCGCCCTTCTTTGCTTCCCATGACGTCATTTCTAACTCCAAATCAGGAAATTCCCCAGCATGGTGCGCTTTCCCAAGTTCATACAAAGCAGCACAGGGTTCGGCACGTGTTAGCTTATCCCTTGTAGCGTGAACGCTTGAATAAGGTATATTCGGGCAAGCCATACGCAAAACAGTTTCTACTAAATCGCCTCCGTTGTTTACCTCGGCAATTACACGGTCTGCAGCCCATTTATTGAATAGTTCCTTTACTTTGTTAGGCCATTCAGATGGGGTATAGCTATCCGTTGCATCTTCAAGAACATATAAATGACCGTTTATCCCTTCACCGGCTACGATAATACCAAATTCGTCTGAGGTATCTTTTGATGATACGGCAGGGTCTAAGGCAATTACAATACGCTTCATTGGAGGCGTATCATAAACCCTACCTAATGCAATCATTTCATCAGTCCATAAAGCGCCCTCATTATCATCACCAAACTCACCACGCAGGAAACGTTTCTTTTTACGCTCTGGTAATGAGTTCAATAGGTTGATGTATTCCTCTGAAATATTTTCCAAATTATCAGCAGGGTTCATCTTTAAAGCTCCGTACTGGTCAACATGAGATAGACTTATATTATTCTCAGGCTCTACATTCTCGACAAAAACCTTATAAGTCCAATGCTTTTTTGATGGTGGGTTTTCATCAATGAATAGGAAATTACGAGCCCCTTCAATCTTTTGCGCCAAACGGGTTAGCAAGGTCGTATATGATTCATAGCTGATTTGCGAGGCCTCGTTTACAAATATGGTCAGAAATTCCATACCTAAAATCTTTTCAGATCGGTCTTTGTCATCCAGGCCCCCAATCCATATTTCAGAACCGTTTGGCAACGTAATATAATAATCCTGATTGTTCCAATGAGGCTTAATTAATGGGAAGCAAGTCTTTAATACCTTTTTAAGCGTATCAAGCCAAATTGAGTTCTTAACGTGGTTAAACCTAAAACGGCAAATTAAATGCCTTGATCCCGGGAACTTACAGGCAATCACAATCATAGCAAAAATGATAATAAATGATTTTCCAGACCTCGAACCACCGTAAAGCAGAAATTTAGTAGCGCCTGATGTAAATAGGTTTATAGCTCTTTGCTGTATGGTAGTCTTTTGGAAACTCATTCCCCAAGTTTTGCGTCTGTGTTGTCGACATTGATTTGGATAACGTCTTTGCGCTGTTCGTTGTCCTTTTCAAATACACCCAAATGTTTACCCAAATCCTGTAAAGCAGATAATTTATTATATAACTTTACTTTCTTTGTATATCCAATTGTTAATTCGCCAGCTCTGATTTCATCTACCTCAACAGACATAACCGCAGCAGCCGTATTATCATCCATTTGCCGAACATCAAGTAAATTATTGTCTACTGCATAAAGTTCACGGATGTCGCTAAATGCTATTTTAGCGTATTCCTCCAATACCCTTTCTGCTTTAATTTGACATTTGTTTGCACGTTCTGCCATTAGTGTTGCAATCTTATCGGATATTTCTGGATTGCCTAACAATTCGTAACCTATGCTTTTTGCACTATCCTCGGAATATCCAGCCCTTCGTGCAGACTTTGCAGCATTTAAATCAATTAAATACTCAAGACAAAAAAGTTCTTGTTTATCTGTCATATCTATGTTTTTGGGAAACAAAGTTATAATTATCGTGTTGAAGTCCGTGACAATGGTTGCATAGAGTGATACCATTATCTAACATTATTCTGGATTCTGGGCATGTTGACCAATCAAGTATATGGTGAGCGTGAAGATTTTCGGTAGATCCGCAGTCTTGACACCTATAATTATCTCTCTTTAATACATCATTAATCCAGTTTTTTACCTCTTTACTATTTCTATTGACAACCTTACCAATGATTTTATCATCTACGCATTCACGCCAAAATGGGCAATAATAATCAAGTAGTTCGGCATTAGCTACATATATATATTCTGGCAAACCTTGCATATACATGCGATTAATTAATTCTGTAATCAGATCCCTGTCATATGGTAGGATTTTTTCTGTGTACGGGTTGCCTTTTTTAAAACCCAATATATCGCCTAATCGTTTTAATGCCAATATTTTAAGCATGTAGAATTGATTATGGTTTTTAGCCTTATTCATTCTATCTTCAATAACTTTTGGATTATAAGACATTTTTTAAAAAGTAGGGTTTAGTAAGGTTTTCAAAGTTACCCAATTATTCCGATGAATTGCAAATTTTTGTTTTGTGGTTCTTTCTACGTGCAACATTTCTAATGCATTGAGATTTAACAGCCGTAATATTATTGTAAATATCCGTGTTAAGCATTATTAAAGCGCAAGCCTCATTATACAGGTCTTTATAGCTTATCCCGTATTTATTGTGGGCTTTCATAACATTTCCTCCAATCTTTTTAATTTAACCTGCTCCCAACTTATCCAGTCAGGGTGCAATAGTTTGATTTGATCCAGTACGATTTGAACGTCTGCGATTTCTTCCGATATATTACTTTCACGTCCTCTTCGATCTTTGAGTATTGCTTGAGTTAATTCGGCCATTTCCTCAATAAGCATTTCCTTTTGTGTATTCTCTCCGAACTTACTCAGAGCGCGTTGGTGGATTGTTTCCATTGTTATAAAGTTTAGATAACCATTGTTCATAAATACGTAATGCAATTTGTGCGGTCATAACAGGAGGTACGGACATACCAATTATATATTTTGGTTTTACCTCTAAAAAGTCATAATCACTTGGAAATGAACCACCATTAATTAAATCATCTTTATGAAAATAAGTAGGCATATCATGTCTAAATTCACCTGAATCGTAACCACTTAATATTGTACAGAAAGGTTCATTGATATTAACCTTTCTATAAGAAAAAAACTTTTCTTTATGACCTAAACTTCTTAAATAATTACAAACACTATACCCTTGTGGCACTTTCTCCCAATGTTTTTTTATAGATGGAGCCAATTGATGACCAGGTTTTCCACTATCAAATTCTTTAACAGGTATTTTCTTCTCTTTAAAAATCATATTTAATTTTGGTTGCTGAGTAAATAAATCAATATTAGTCATAAACTTTTCAGTTAAATCTTTTCTTAAAGCTATAAAAAATACTCTTTTTCTTTTTTGAGGAACCCCCATATTACAGGCGTTAAATAGAAAATGTTGCAAAACATAGCCGGCTTTATCAAATGCTTTATATATATCAATTACATAACTTTTTGCAGCTCCTAAAGTTAATCCCTCTACATTTTCGGCTATAACTATTTTAGGTTGCAATTCCTTTGCTAAATCTATGAAGTCAAAAAATAACGTATCAAGAACCTGCATAGCCTGGCCTTCACGAAATACCTTATCTTTCCCCCAGTCTTTTTCACGATTTCCGGCCATACTAAATGATGAACATGGTGGTGATCCATCCAAAATGTCAAGTTCATAAAGTTCTTTTGGCAAATCTTTTCGTAACTTAAATGTTTGAATAGGTTCTAAAAATGAATATTTAGGCTTATGATTTTCAACATAACAAGCCATCATTTTTGGATCGATCTCATTACATCCTAAAACATCAAAGCCGGCTAATTTATACCCCATCGTGCTACCACCGCCACAAGCAAAGCAAGAAAATACTTTGCCTTTATCTTTGGTGAATACTGCATCTTTTAAAGTCCATTTATATGGGAATTTAGCCTTCATTTCCATTCGTGTAATTTCTTAAATAATACAATGTTCAATCGTAAAATTGATAAACTCTTTGCCTTACAATAGTGTGCCCCAAAGAGGAATTAATTTAGCATTCTTGGATATTTCTTTATAACGTTTTTGATCTAAAAGCCTCACATCTATTTTAGGGTAGTATTTCTTCATTCTTTTTAGCTTAGTAGCTGATTTTGCATCCATCCATCCCTTTACTTCCTCGTAATAAACAGAACCGTTTTTATCGGTTATTCTAAAATCTGGCTTATAAGACCGAACGCCTCTTTTGATTTCTAAAAACCAAAACGTTTCTGGCTCATATTCCCATTCTATTATTTCATTGCAATTCTTAAGGAATTGTAGATAGGCTGCGATATTTGCCTCCCATGATGATCTAACAAAAAATGTTCTATCTTCAATCGTTATTTTACCGGACTTTACTCTAGAATATACATTTGAAGGGTTTTCTTCAAGTCTTTTAATCATTGCTTTACTAAATCTATCCGACAAGCCCTGTCTGTATTCTTTTGAGTGTTGAGTTATATTTGGGTTTTGCCACATCTTTTTAGATGCTTCCCCCATCATTAACTTACTTTCTTCGCTATGGTTTTTACCAAGCATTCCTTTTGGGTGGTCATTTTTCGCATACCATTTTTTAGCTCTTTCTGAAAGCATTTTTCTTTTTGAGTCATCGGCAAATATGAAAGTGTTTATCCTACCCTCCTTGGCATATTTTTTCATTAACTCCGAATGATCCGGCCTTTTCTTTCCAACCTTACCAAGTGCTGCGCGTCTCTGAAAAGACTTAAAAAAATCACCGTCTCTGTTTATTCTTAGCTTTAACTTTGCCGCCATTGACCTTATTTGGGATTCTGTTTTACCCATTACCTGACAACAAAAAATCTTCCCCTTTTCTGGGTAATTAACCCTTAAAAAGGTTATTTCTTCATCTGTAAACATCCATAAATGTATGATATTTAAACGGGTTATCAAAATCAAACTTCATTTACTGAAAGTGGTTTGTAGAAGATTTTCATTTCTTAGTTGCTTGATACTCCTCCCAGCTCATAACCGTAACCGTTCCTTTGGGTGTTTCGTATGTGTACATTATTTCAAATTTATAAAAGTGCGCTCACTGTCTTTTACATGAGTTGCTAAACAATAGCGGGTGATCTTTTTGGCTGTTAATGTCGATCATTCATTTAACCCTCTATATTTTTATTCCGGCTATCTGCTAATATCTCATACGACGGTAGACAGACAGAATATTGCGCACTTTATATTTTAAATTCCCCAATTAAATCATTCAATTCAACTTCCTCAAATATTAAGCCCTGCATCCTTCTTAACTTTGAATAATCTGAATTAAACTCAATTAATCCATTAAAGCAATCTATATACATTTTTACGCATTGGATCCAAAGCTCAGGAAATCTCGGAGCTTCTTTTTTGACTTCAAGTATTTGGCCTATGACTAGCCTGTCAAGTTTTGACCACACTTTTTGAAGATGTAAATCTGTCGGATGTTCTATAATTGTTCCCATGCTTTTTTTACTGATTCTAACTCAAGTTTAAGGCTTGTATTTTCATTCTCTAATTTAGCATTTTTTAGCTCAGCATGTTTTGCCACTAATTTAAAAGTATTGTTTTGAGAGGATATTTTATCAAGTCTTTCAATACATTCGATCATTTGATTTATTCTGTCCAACCCTTTTTTAGATTGATCGGTCTGCCCTTTCTTTTCCTCAAATATTAGAATATCTGACCTTATGTCTTCAGCGATTGATTTAACTTTTAAAATATCTATTGCCGGTTGTAAGGTGTCCTCTAACCATGCGACCGTAAGAATTAATTCAGCTGTTAATTGATCTTCTATTTTCAAAATAAACCCTCCCTTGTTTTATCGAAATCTTCATTGATCGGCATTACAAATTTAGGCTCTTCAAAAACTACTTTCTTTTCATGGTCAAATGCGTAAAGGCCGTTATCCTCATAAAATCTATTGCGCTTCCAATCAAAATACAATTCTGTCTGCCCTTTTGTTGCAACCCCTTTTGGTTTAGCTTTTTCGATATTGATTAAAACAACATTATCTGGATAGGGCTGGCCGTAATCATTATTTAATCCTATTGGGGGTCGCCACATATTAATCCATGTCATAGCTTTACGAAGTAATGCCTGACCTCCTGCGGCTTCTCTAGCCATTGGCATAGGATAGTATCTTAAACCGCCCTCATTTTGAATCTGCTGATGCGCCGGGTGCAAGGTAAGCATCCAATGTTTTGAGTTTTTTTTGCAATATCTACGAATTTCCCCGCATAAATCTTCAATATATAAATCTTGTCTTGAACCGAATTCGCTCATGTCGTGCCTCAATTCATTATAAGGATCTGTTAATATTATTTTTTCGTCCGTTACCATGCTGACTATGTCTTTAAATCCATACGATTGACTATCGCTATCTAAAATTGAAAAATGAGCATCAATCCAATTAACGGCCTGATAATATTCTTTGTCATCAACATGGCCGGGCATTGATTTGTAGATATGTTTCCCGGTGTATTTATGAATAAATTCCGCATAAATATCTTCTACGCTTCCTGTTTCGGGGGAATATACCAAAGATTTTTTTCCGTATTTCGTGGCTTGATTAAACCCTAATTCAAATGCAAGTTCAGATTTCCCATGATGCGGAGGAGCTAAAATAAAAGTATAAGTACCCTGCTTTATTGAATAAAGTTTATCGAGGCACTCAAAGCCTGTGTTCTCTCCTCTTGGATGACCTTTATCTCTCATATTGTCGAGGGCTTTCTGAACCTGTGAATATTTAACTATCAATTTGCAGCCCCCCTTGTATATGGATTTAATGGTAAAATCATTTTAGGAGAATTTAAAAACTTTTCTAATTTATCCGGCCGTAAAATAAATTCTGGGGTTAGATATTTAAAATTGGTTTCTAAATGATATTGATCTTTATGAGCCAATTCAATTGCTTTTAATATTTCTTCTTTTGAATAATCTTTTAACCTTGCTTTTAATGATGATTTTACCTTTTCTGTTACTCTAAAATTTCTATTTGCGAATGAATTAAATAAATCTATGAATCTTTGAAAATCAATAGACGGAGTTTCAACTCCGGTATTATTCTTTATATCATTTACATTTACATTAACATTTAGGCTTTTTTGGCTTTCAAAATTAAGGCTTGGGTTATTTGGGTTATTTTGGGTTTCTTCTTTTTTAGGTCTTCCGCCTAATTTACCATTTTCAGATTGTTTCTTTCTGAAAGAATCCCACTTCCTAAGATCTCTTTTTAGTTGTTGTTTAATAGGCTCAAATGCAACTTGAACAAGTATGCTTTCAGGACTTGGGTTTAAGTCATTTACATACTCTAAAATTGTCTTAAATAATAAACCAGCCTCAATATCAGGAAGTTTAGATACTGTATGTATTTGATCTGCGTATAATAAAAATGATTTCTTATCCTCTGCCATATTTAACAAAATGTAAAAAGTACTTAGCCTAAAAATTATTTCTTTGTAGACTTATCCACAAATGATTTTCCCAAAAATTCGACCTGTTTTATTTTACCTTCTTTAATCCAGTTGTAAACTGTTTGTCTCTCAACGCCAATAAATTTAGCATAATCAGCGGCAGTCATAAGGTTTGCAGGGT